CTTCTAAAAATCCTTTATTAACTTCTCTTACTATCTTAGGTATAATTGGTCTTGGTGGAATATAAACAGGAACTTTCATTCCAGTCATTACGCTTGTATCTTTACCACTCATTCTGATTAAATTAGATTTTTTATATTCAGTCTTCTTTATATCATAACCTAATTGTTTCATTTTAGCAAACATTGCCTTACGCCCTGCAAGCTTATTCCCACCAAATTCATTTATACCAAAATAATCATTTCTAATCCTAACATCAATAGTTCCTTCTGAATAAGTATATAATGCATTCATCAAATCTTCTTTCAATTTCCCACTTCTAAATGTAAGCATAGACCGATGGGCATTCCCTCTTGGGCTAACTCTCCAGATCGTTTCTAATCCCTTCCATGATGATATATAATCTCTGATTGAATTAGCATAGGCATTGATTAACTCTGCCCTGAACATTCTCTCAAAGTCTTCATCAGGATTATACATTTACCCACCTATATTTGCTAAGTTTAGCAAGTGTTTTGTCTACAAAATCTACTTGGAAACTATCCTGCCCGCTAACACCACCAGCACCTCTTGACTTAGATGTAACTCCCAATCTGCTATCTCCATGTTTCGTGTTGTTATAGTTATAAGCAACTAATTCAAGGACAGCAAGCTTTATATCTGATGGTATAGTCGAATATCCTGCAACATAAGTAACAAGATATTGATTAGCCAATGGTTCGGTAATAATTACTTGTCCGTTCCCAATATGCAACAAATAATCAGCAGCCGTTAAAGAAACTAAAGTATTATCTGTATCATAATATTTGACAGTAGTTATACTTGTAACAGGCAATTCCCTAAGGAACAGTCTATATGACTTCAAATCAAACAATTCTTCATAAGTAGCTGAGACTAAATCTCTTCTACAATATCCTTTAATAGCTTCAGTTGCTGCACCCTCTAAAATAGTGAGTATAGTATCTAAAGTTGTATCATCTGATTTGATATTCAAAAACGCTCTTATTTCTGCAAGGGTTACGAACATATTACACTCTGGCTGGGTTTATTTCTGCAATATACAAATTTCCGTGCTTATCTTTTAGCACTGGAGTATCAAGGATTATTAAACTTGATGCCATAGCAGCTGCTTCTGACGCAAGCATAATCACTGTTTCAGAATCTGAATAGACTCTATGATTGATTATTACTTTGCCTATTGGTTTTACTGCTACAAACATTCTAACTTCTTTGCTTACTGTTGGTTTCCTTAATACTGGGACAACAGGGGGTTCTTCTTCTATCTTTGCCATAAATTTACCATTGTAATAAAATTATAAAATAGGGGGAACTTAATCCCCCTTTTATATTAAGCATCTGCTGTTTTTAAGCAAGCGTAATCAACCATAAGTCCATCTGCCAATCCTACTCTTCTTTCAACAAGCAAAGCAGTCTGGTTAGTCTGGAATAAGTTATGAGAAGTTTCGCCAACTGTTACACTTCCAACACTTGTAGTTGAAATCTTTGTGCCAGATTTATCAAGAATGTACTGTTTAGAGAAATCTCTAACAGCATGATTGGTTTACCAGCAGCTGATGTAGGAGCATTTTCAATTACTTCATACTGGAATCCTCTAATAGTAGGAGTTGCAGCAGTAGGATTGATAATGTAAGTTCCGTTGCCATCTTTCAATTTTTCTACCGCAGATAACGCATCAGCAGATAAAAGAATTTTAGCATTTCTTCTGTGGTATGATTTCAATGAGTTTGTGAACACAATCAAGTCATCATAAGTCAAATCTGAGAAAGCTGTTTTTGTAGCAGCTAAAGACATTTTTGTCATTCCAGCAATATTGTTAAACAATCCTGTGAATGGATCTGTCGATGTAACGCCACCAAATGCAACTCTATCCTCTTCTAATGCTAATGCTTCACCAAATAATTTAGTCAAGAATGGAATCAATGAGATGTTAGAATCTTCAATCAATTCTTGTGTCAATACTGTGATACCAGCAAGTTTTGCGATAGTAGCAGTAATTGTTCCAAAAGCTGCTTTAGAAGCTGGTTTCACACCACCCTCAGCAACCCATTCAACAGCAACACCTGAAGTTAATTTAACTCTATTCAATTTTTGTTCTTTACCTAATGGGTAAGTTGTGAACAATCTTCTTGCTACACCATAATCATTTATGATACGCATAATGTTCATATCAATTGTTTCAGGAACAAATATTCCACCATCTGCATCAACTGTTGTACCAGCTCCAGCAATCGCCTTAGCTTTGATACCAGCATCATTAGAAGTCATGCCTTTAAGAATATCCATCATTCTTTCTTCAGGTTTCTTATCTACCTGAACTTTTTCATCGCCTTGTGGGTTAACTTTGTGTTTCGCATCTACTTTATCGAAACCCATTGTTTTCAAGTATGTTTCAACAGCAGAAGCTGCATACGCCTGCATCTCTGTTTCTGACATATTGAAGGATTTTTGCCCTTCTTGTTGTGTGTCTGCCATTTTCGTCCTCTTTTTTTAATATTTAATAGTTTTTATTGCTTCTTTAATTGCTCTATCAATAGCTAACTTCTTTTCATAAGCTAATTTGTTATTGACTACAATCTCTTTTGAAACTTCAATAGTAATATCAGATTTTATTTGTTTTAAGTCAAGTAAAATTTCTTGTTTGAATAAATCCTTGTCAAATGCCGATAATCTCAATATTTCAGCCTCAATATCCTTGATTTTCTGTTCGTATAAGTCAACCATAGCAAATACTTTTAATTCTAACTCAGCACCATCAAGCATTCTTCTGCCTTGCTCTGATTTAACCATACCTTTAGCAATATCAACGCACTCAGCATTCATTGCTACTGATACAGATGAATATTCATGCAATTTCCATTTGTTAATATACATTATGCCTGTTTTAGTATCATAAGTAGCTGCTTTTTCATCTCCCTCATCTTCTGCAATCCTGAATCCTATCGACCAGTTACCTAATATGTCTTCTTTGTGCATTGTGTAAATATCATCTGCGAATGCTGTCTTGCTAAATACTGTTTTTGATAATACACCTTTCTCATCAGGTTTATTCCACATATTACGACCAATAGGCATATTAAAGTCATGTCCAAACAATACAGTTTTCTTTGATTGGTCGTATTCATCTGTTATTATGCCGTATTGGTTGACTACATCTCCACCTCTATCTATAGAGTTAGTAGAAATATAATGAACTATTGCTCTTTCTGATTCATTTGAATCTACTTTCTTAGAACTGAAAGCAAGTTTCCTTAAATCTTTATACATTGCTATCTCCTGTTGTATTTTCGTCGTTGTTATTGTCGTTATTTGTATCAGTAGGCTTAGGTTTAGTTTCAGGTTTAGCATTCTGCATCTGTTCGTCCACAGGTCTGCTTAAATCAATTACTGTACCTCCTACATTCATCAATGGTTTATTGCATAAGTCATAAGGCAGTGGGTCAAGTCCTTCTTCAGCTCTTGCTTCGTTAATAGTCATATTCCCCGACTTTTGCATCTCTGTATAGTACTTAACTTGTCCTTGAACATCTGCTGGAGCCAGAGAATCATGTTTTATATATAAATTAGGGCTATTATATTCAAGTTGCAACTCTTTTGTCAATATTTCGTCAATGAAACTTAGTAATGGGTCTATTACGCCAGTACTAAAAGCATAGAATGTAGCTTCAGCAGTATTCCTATTGATACTATCTCCAAATCCTAATAAAGTCTTAGGTACTTGGAATGCTGACAAGACCTCATCTCTTGTGAATGCTTTCTGCGTAGCCAAATCTAAGTCTTTAGGAGAATAAGCTGCCTTAATAGGACTTAATCCACCATCAAACAATCCCATTTTGAATGAATTGCTTCTTCCTGAATAATTAGCAAGCAATTCTGCCTTAGCTCTCTGGAAAGCTCTGTCATCCAAATCTTTATTAGTAGTAAATACTGCTCCTAAGAACCCACCTTCTTCTAAGAATTTCTGTTGATACATAGTTTGCATCAAATCAATCTGTATTTGGTTAGCAAAGTTATTCGCTATTGGTGTAGGCATATATTGTGATTTATTATTTGGATATCTAATGATAATCAAGTCTTCTCTGTTCATTTTCTTAGTCATTCCTTCCTCAGTTGAATAGGAATAGACTATTTTGCCATCAATTTTAGTTATTGACATTCTATTTGACATTAAAAGCTCATATTGTACTGCAACCCCAAAAGCATTCCTTAGTTTATGCAAGTACTGAACGCCATTAAGTCCCCAGTTGAATCCTAACGAATATAACATTTCCCAATTAGTTAATTCCGATCCTTTATTGTTTAACAAGTTAAGGAATCCATGTGAATATCTTTCTTTAACCCCACCTTTTGGCAGTCTTTCGTACAATCTAAACTTAGCTTTTGCAAAATGCTTTCCCCAAACATCAATAGCAGAGAAAACATACCCTACCCCCTCTGCTGTGGAGGAATTATTCTTTAACATCCCAGCAAGTGCATATTGACTAAGGGTCTCAAAGTCATCTCCCTTTTGTTTAATGCCTTCTACACTGCTAAATGCTTTTAATACTCTATCTAAAATACTCATAATTGATGCCTTAATTTTGGTTTATAAATGCTATCTTCAAATCTCCAGACCTATCACTATGCGTATATATAGCGTATCTTATTGCGGCTATTGCATCATCTCCTATCTTCTGAGGATGCTCTGATGGTTCGCCATTTATATCTTTAATGAACTGATATGTAGCTATTTCATTATTGAATCCCATATTTGATGGTGTTGTAATCATGCTTGTCCATAACGACCTTAAACAATCCAAACTATCCTTAACACTACCATCTCCTTTCTTTGCAGGGCGTGCTGTATAGCCAGCATTCTTAATTTCTTGTATAGAAGCAGGCTCAGCTGAATCACAATAGATAATATCCGTTTTATTTATCCCCAACTCTGGGAATTTACTAATTAAATTGTTCTTTGTCAACTGTCTTGCATAAACAATTTCCTCTATGAAGTATAATTCTTGATATTCTTTTATTTTATAGAGTGCCATAGGGTGGTTATATCCGAAATCAAGTCCATAGTACACATCCTTACAATCTGAATCTGGTGGGTACTCAGATAATGGGACTGATTCAATTTTATT